GAGGTTGCTGTTGTCGCGCTGTTTGACACTTTCCCGGCAGTGGAAATGGTTGCTAGCTTGGTGTCAACGATGGCTGCCCCTGCTGCGATATCCGCGTTGACGATATCCCCACTGGCAACGAGGACTCCGTTACCGCTCGTTTTGGGAGGCAACTGAAACTCAGTAGCTCCCGTGTATGTGTTGCTGTTCGGTTTCAGTGTAACTTCGTAAGTATCCTTACGAAATACTGCGGAAACTAGTTCCTTGATTGAACCAAAGAGGCGCATAATTATTATCCTTTTTTCTTTTTGTATTTGGTTCGAGCACTATTACTCTCCCCGTTAAGATACCAAAAATTTAACTTGTGTCGAGTAGAACTTGCTCGGGTATACCCGGTTAGTACCCGACTAATTGACGGCACTGGAATTTTTAATTCCGTAGAAGCTTCTTCCACTGACGTATACATTTTTCCATTTGAGCAACCGATTGGTGTATTAAATTTGGCACGAATTGAGGTAGCTCTTTGTTCCAGGACTTCTTTAGTAAACTCCTGTTTCATACGAGCATCTCTAATCCTTTCCCTCGTTTCCTTTGACACTTTACGATTTCTCAGCTTGGCCCGTGTTTCCTCAGAAACTTTGGCGCCGAGGCGAGTTACTGCGTTAGTGTTGAGGTTGTACTCGGGTGCTGCCATTTGTATCCACCAATGTTCCATTCCAGCACAGTATTCGGGTTCATGTTCTTCGATTACCCAAAACACAAAAGCTTCTGACCCATATTTGTTCCAAGCATTTTGCAAATATCGATTACTATGCTTGTTTTTGCTTAGGTCGCTTTTGTGCTGGTGGAATCTAGTGTACAGGCACCGAGCAGCACTCCCAATATACCGGTTTCCTGTCACATAATTTTCTATCATGTAAATTCCCGTTTTCTTTTTCCATGTAATACCCTTGTCGAAATTCATGCATAGGACACCTTTCTGTGGGGTTGCTGCCCCGGTTATGCTAACCATTCGCCATGAATGGCTCATTGCCCGTATCGGATGATACGGGTCTTTTCTTTAGCTCTTTATTACAAGTACTCGGTAATTTGGTATAACGCCACTCGGGACTGACAACTCGACCGAGTTACTATTCCGAGTAACGGAATCGGTGTACACCGGCTCCCCGGATGTCAGGTCCCAAAGTGAAACGACGACATCAGTGGTACCAAAGTTGTGCGTGACCGTGAGAGACGACCCACTGGTCCAATCCGTCTTACTGACTTCCATCCCGCTACCACCTCCGGCAGCGGTTTCCCACGACAGGTCACCATTGACAAGTTTCAAATACTTCCCGTCATTGCTGTCGAAAGAGGGCAGGAGGCTGCCTGACAGGCTTCCTGTCAGGGCGGAAATGTTGACTTTTCCCGGTGTTGAAATGGTAGCCAGTTTCGAGTCGGCAATGGCGGCATCGCTGGCGATATCACTATTTTTGATGCTATTGCTGAGGAGGAGGGAGTTGTAGCCGATATTGCTCAGTAAGTTGGTGGCGCCACTAATACTTTTATTAGTGATGGTATTAAGGCTGTCTTCCGTTAAGAGACTTCCCGCTCCACCCTCAACGGCGAAGCTGGAGGCAAAAAACTTGACCGCGACGGGCTGTCCGGCACTGCCAATATGAACTTCCCCACCAGAGCCGGCCCCGCCCACTTGGGTCGCTTCCGGCTTGAGGACAATGTTACCTCGGGAGCGAACTTCCAAGTCGTCAGTTTCCCCGACGCCGAAGGTGAAGCCGAGCGCGTCCAACCTTGCTAGATTCTGGCTGGCGGGCTGGTTGAGGTCAGTAGCTATACGAAGGCGAAGATACCGGGTAAGAGTCGAGAATGACATAGTGTTTCCTTACCTATAAATGATGTAGACGGCAACGGCTATTATAGCACAATTGCCGAGACTAGTCAAACCCCGGGCATGGCCCGGTAGTACGGGCTATTTCCTTACTACTACTCGCCACCCGCTCCCTGTGGGAGCGGAGCTAGCAGTGAGTGTTACCTTTGTAGTGGTGTCTAGTGGAGCTGGTAAGGTAGCATCGCCCCGGTTAATTTCGTCGACTAAGATTTCCCGTTTGGTATCTTTGTCGTAAATATTGACAGTGATATCTTCGCTGTTCAGGCCGTGTGTCAGGGTGATGCTGGTACCACTGGTCCAATCGGCAGCATACGTGCCGCCGCTATATGACCCGACATACAGTTTCATTGCCGAAACTGAGGGGGCTTGGTCAGTTTCGTTACCGGCAGTGGAGTCGATTACAGGGGAGTACCAAGTCTTGTCTCCTCTCCAGTATTGGCTAGTGGTACCGGCAGTGATACTTGGTTCCTTGCCATTAAGCTGCGTTTGGATAGCGGACGTGGCTCCAGACAGGTAGCCAAGTTCGGTTGATGTAACAGTAGATACTTCAACCTTTCCACTCGCATTGGACTGCAAGGCCCGACTAACGGTCAAGTCGGCAGCAGTAATGCTGCTGGCCGCACCGGTGATGGTGGCCTGCTTTCCGGCCAAGTCGCTAATCAAGTTACTAATCTTACCCTGTCCCAAGGAGGGGATATCCGCCTCGGCTAGGAACCGGAAGGTTGGCTCCCCACTAGTCCCATTCGGAGCAGAGTAAACGGTATTAGCCGCTTGCGCCGCTTTGGTGATAGTAAAGACACCAGAAGTGGTAATTGCTGCTGGAGATACGGACAACTCAACGGGGACCGTCATCCCAATGCTGGTTACCGTACCTTGCCCCGCCCCGGCTACCCACTCGATTCCGGTTCCGGTAGGGTTGACGCGCAATGTGGCGGATTCATTTCCTGCCAGGAGGGGCAGTAGATTGAGTAACGCCGTTGCCCTGTCCGAGCCGTTGGTACCGGTACCGCCGTTTGCTGGGGGTAAGATGCCGGTCACATCAGCAGTGAGGCTGGCCGTGTTTTGGACTGCCAGCGTACCAAGACCGTTGCCGGCAATAGCGGTTACGGGACCGGAAAGCTTACTGGTAGCGATGGCAGCAGAGGGAGAAACGTCAGAATTGACAATGCTACCGGCCAACAGTAACGAGGAATAGCCAATATTGGACAGGGTGTTATCCGACCCGGAGATGGTCTTATTAGTCAACGTTTGACTGGCGTCGGCAGTAACCACTTCGCCGTCAACGGGGAAGGAGATACTACGGTTGGCCCCGTCGACATCGATAGTCAACGTCCGATTGGTAGTGATATCGGTATCGTTCAGGAAACGTACTTTGAGATAGTTGGCTGTACCGACCGAGGCGGACTGATTCAGGAGAGATAGTGCCGAACGGAGAAAGAAATCGACCGAGTGGGCTGTGATGGTAGCCTTATTGTTACTGTCACCGAGGGTGATGCTGCCACTATTACTTCCGCTACCCCCAATCGACGGGTCTTCCGGCAAGAGGGAGATATTTTGACTGGACCGGATATTCGTATCAGACTCGGTATCTCTGGCAAACACGGCACCAAGGGAGTCAATCTTTTCCAAGTTATACTTGGCGTCAGATGACAAATCGTCAGCTATTTTCAGCTTTAAGTAGCGACTGATAGTAAATGCCATACAATCTCCTCTCGCGCCAAGTTACTATAACATGAAGAAAGGGGGAAGGCAACAGCTAGTTACCCTCCCCCGACACCGGGGGTATCAAACATGACCCCCGGCGGAATGGACCGGGTAGCCCCCCGGCAGCTCACCACTATCACATCGGCGCGAAGCCTCTCGCAGGTGACGCGAGCAATGTCGTCCTATCGGACTACTATCTTAGTACAGTTACGGCTTGGTAACAAAGTGAACATAAAAGGTTGCTTTTCCAGCAGTTGCAGCTGCGGTGCTGATTTTCAAAAGCAGCTCCGACGCAGAGGCTACTTTGATGGCGCTAGCTGCTCCGTTTAAAGAAGTAATGTGGCTGGTGTCAGCGACCGTAACAAGGTTAATTGCTGCGGTGAGTTGAGTACTTCCGGCCCACAGGGCAACACTAGTAGCTCCGGTAACAGCAACTTCCTTGTCGAGGGTGACGCCGTTGACGATAGCACCGGCTGGGAGTTTGACTCCAAAGGTGATGTCACCAATTGCACCGCCGTCTTTGCTAAAGTCCCACGTAACAGCTTGGACTTGTTTAGCAAATTCGAGGACGGCTGCTTCCCGCTTGTTGACTTTGCCGTAAACTAGGGGACCCGCTTCAGTTCTTAGAGGAGATTTCATGATAGTTTCCTTTCAAAAAGGGACAAAGGAGCGGCGAGATGCCGCCCCTTCCCTAACAGTTATTAAGTATTGACGAAGTTATGAATCACGCCGATAGCTTTCGGGTGGCGGCAGATGAAGACGCCAGTTGCCAAGAGGTAGGACACCATAGCGTTGGTGTAGCCCGATGCACCCACTTTGAGGTGGAAGTCAGACATGTCTTGACCTTTGACCGTTTCGAAATCCGAGCCGTGAAACTCGAGGACCTTTTCGCCAGCCTTCGTTTCAGGCATACAGTAGATTCTGTTCTGGGGCACGTACTCACTAGTAACGCACTCAAGAACATCGTTACCGTGTACATAGGCGAAGAATTTGACGCCGCGCTTATTGTCTTCCACGGTTTGGAAGCGGCGGTCAGTTTCCCTGCTCTCGATAAGGGAGGCGTGCGACTCAGGAGCCATGGTAAGAGCCTTCCAGCGGTAACGGTCTTGACCGACAGCCAGTTTCACTTGGTCGAGCAGCTTCTGAATATGTTTCACGTCGAGTGGGTTACCACCTGCGTCATAACGGGAGCCACCAGTGGGGCCGCTCATCGTGATGCCGTGGACGGTACGGCCGTCGTTAGCGGTCAGCGACTCGAGACCGGCGATGATGTCCGTTCCGGTAGAGTAGTCAGTGATGGTGGACAAGTTGGGGATGGAAGGTTGGCCGAATCGGTAGAAAACATTGCCAGCTGACGGGAGTACTGTAAGTGCGCCAGTCAAATCCACACCAGTAGAGGACTGCGCTTGAAGCGTAACCGTATTAGCAGTGCGGTCTTTATCAAGAACAACCCACTGGTCAACAGCAGTGGCGCCAGCCAGGGTTGCCACTTTAGAGCCGCCAGCAGCTGGATAGGCTACTATGATGTCATAGTATTCGAAGAAGCCAACGTGGCCTTTAGCGGTGTTGGAAGAGGAAAGGGTCACCGTCAGTTTACCGCTACCAGAATCAACGGCAGAAGCTACTGTGCCCATCACACCAGTTCCGTCACCGTAAAGGTCGGCTGCTAGGCGGCGTTTTGCTGCAGACATCTTGCTGTCGATTTCGATGGCCAGTGGCTCGGCATATTTCTCGGGAGACTTGCGGGCGCGGTCAAACAAGTTGTATTCGAGTTCGATGGTTGCTTGCAACTCTTTCATAACAGCGGTGTTTTCTTGAATCTTGACTTGTTGGCTGTCTGGGAAGAGTCGGCCGGCACCAGCTCCTGCGTTGGCGTACTGGATAGCAGCG